TGTTAGGATCTGTACTCTTCATCTCAATATTATTGAAGAGCGTACCAAACGCAATAATGTTCTTACGAACAATTTGATTATAAAAATGTGATCCTAACATTAGAAGCTACCTGTCTGATTACCATATTCACCGAATGGATTACCTTCAGTCCAATCGATAATGTTGTCTGCACTATCTTCGATCTGTCTGTTCTGATCTACCGTGCTGTTCGTATTATTTAGAGTGTCAAATGTCTCAGGACTCCACTTGGCACCAGAAGTTAGACCAGTAATTACTTCATCAGTAGTGAAGGTTCCTGTTCTGTTGATGACTTGGAGGGATCTAGTTGTGCTATCCCAGGACTTGACTTCTGCTCTGTTGTCTTTAGGTGAGTAGTCAATGACGACAGTAGGTGCAGTAGTATAACCTGTGCCACCGCTAGTGATAGTAATACCATTAACAATGCCTGTGCTACTAACCGTAGCGGTTGCAGTTGCTCCATTTCCATCTCCTGTAATGGTTACTGAAGGTGGAGTTCCTTGCTTATAGTGTGATCCACCATCGGTAATAGTTATACTAGTAACAGCATCTCCTGTAATAGTTGCTGTTGCTTTTGCTAGGAATTCATCACCTACAACTTCTTCACCAACTTGGAAGTCTCCAGATCCACCAGGATCCATGAATAGTTGGATAGCGGGATCAAAGAGTTGTTCGATGTCGTCAATCTCCTCAACGCCTGTCTCGAATGTATCACTGCCAACCTCATAGATCTCAGCGGTGATAGCATAGAATTGAATCTTGCCAAACTGGAAGAATGGTTCTTCCTTACCAACAAACTTGATTTCGTAGATGTCCTGTGTCAGTGGGAAGTATAATAAGTCTCCCTCATTAGGTCTGCTGCTAATGGTGAGGGTTGGACTATGCTCCGCTACTTCTTCATCCCAGCGTCTTGTAGAGACACGGAAGATAATCTCATCTGTAATTCTTAGACCAAACTTACTAATAAATTCTGCATTGTCGCCAAACCCCATGACGTTCTGCAACAACATCTCAATCTGGAATTGCTCTTGATACTTGGAGTATCTAACTTCATCCAGTGTATTGTCTTGGAGAACTACTCTAGGGATATAGTATATGTCTGTACCAAACAGTTTGATTTGCTCATCCACAAGATCCTGAACGAGACCTTGTTCGCCACTGTGACCTGCGTAGTATGTTGGAAAGTAGGGACTGGTAGGCATTTTATCCGATCATATCCATTGGTGGGATTGCGTACTTACTGAGAACTTCAGATTCGATCTTATCGATCTCTGCAAGTGCGTCTGTGTAGATCTCTCTACCATTAAGTGTAACACCGCCAGGAAGTTGAACGTTGTTATACTTAATTAGATTCATACCCCACTGCTTCTTCATGAGAGCAGTAGCATATTTTTTAACAAAGGGATCATTATTCATCTCTGTAGCATCTGTAGGATCGATCATCCTATGTGCTTCGATTAGTAAATACTTATCTTCTGCAAGGAAGTCAGCATCCACGTCAAGATACAAACGATCACGACGTTGTGTGTATCTGAACTGCTGGAATGATCCATTGTTGAGGACCATATCTAGAGTTTCTAGATACTGCTTAGTCATAAAATAGTTGAGGATATCGAGTGATCCAAATGCATATAGATCATTCAGATACAATTGATACTCAACGCCAAAGAGATTAGAACGGATTGAGTTGCTGACTAATCCAAAGACTTTACTGATACCAACTACATGGTCTGGGATGGGGATGTAGTTTGTTGCCTCTTTCCACTCAGTAGTTCCTTCTGTAGTAGTGGCAGTTGCTTTGAATCTTGTAATATCGTCAGCAGTTAGTGCGTGAGTTAGATAGCATCTCTCCATACCGTTGTAGCAGTTCTCTTGAAAGAACTGGAACGTGTCATCAATAACGTTATTGACCTGCTCGTCGTCAATATTAACTTGGAGGACAGGCTCACCAAGCTGCCTCTTACAATATGTGATAAGATCAGCTCTTGAACTTGGAGATGCCATTACACACAAAAAATCCCTTCTTACCTATTTAGGAAGAAGGGATTTAGTATTTATTCAGCAGGTGCTTCTTCTGGTGCTTCAGGTTCTCCCTCAGGAGCAGCGCCTTCACCTTCCAGAATACCTAGAGTTTCAAGACCACCTTGTAGTTTAATCTTGTACTCTTTTGCTTTGACAAGATTATCTTCTAGTTCAGAAATTTGCTTTTCTGTTTGAGCAATTTGCTCTTCAAAATTTTTCTTAAGTGTTGCGGGATCCATAGTAATCAAAAACTAATGATACTATGTTATTTATCAACCTGAGAATGTAATACTGATCTTACCATCATTAGCATTATTGTTATCACTATTACTTTGACTAGTTCCACCGTTGTATGATCCACCACCAGCACCATAGAAACTCCAATAAGAAGCACCACCGCCTCCATAACCACCACCGCCGCCAGCGCCATTGGTCTGACCGCCTCCACCACCGCCACCAAATCCACCAGGGGCAGGACCAGGACCACCTTGTGATCCATTAGAGAATGATCGACCATACCATGATCCACCACCATTGGTGGATACACCACCACCTCCTCCAGCAGTCATACCGCCGCCACCAGCATTAGGACCTCCACCAGTAGCCCATGAGGTGGAACCACCTTGATTACTGGTGCGTCCATGGAAAGGTCCAGGACCACTCATACCAGATGCAGATCCACCGCCGCCTCCAGCAGCAACTAGCAATGCCTGATTTGAAGCGTTGCATACATAACTTGCTCCGCCACCACCACAATCATAACACTGGTTTGATCCTCTTTGTCCAACAACCATTTTTAAAGTATCACCCTGATTAAAGGAAAATGTTCCCCTCACTCTGGCACCTTGTCCACCGTTGGGACCATAGCAATTACTTCTACCACCTTGAGCACCCCATGCTTCAATTACATAATTACCATCTTTTGGAACTGCCCATGTAATTACACCATTAGATGAGTTTAAAAAATTTGTATCACTCTTCCAATTTGAGTTGCCACTAATTCCATTTCTAATCTGAGTTAGTGATGGACCATCTCTTCCAGACTGTCCACCAGGAGTAAATGTGACAGAAGAAAAAGTGTATAATTCTGGACCAGGAGAACTAATCCAACCCACACCATAATCTGCATCAACATCTGAATCAGGGTCGCCAGTCCAAACCTCAAACTGCCCTGTTGTAGAATTATAAATCACCATCCCAATAATTTTCGTCATAGCGTCTCTCTGAGACTCTGTGACAGAAGGAATATTTAAATTGGAATTGATGAATAGTTCATCGACATTTAAGACAGACATTTTTTAAAAAATTCCTATTAATGTTATTTATTCCCATGGAGCGGGAGTAGGTTTAACCCAATTTTGAATCCACAATCCATTCTCCATTTTAAGAGGTGGTCCTTCTACAAATTTTCCAGGTAATCGTGGCGGATCTGAAGAGTGCAATTTATATACATTATACTTTGCCAATTTTTCATCTGACAATTCTTGATATTCTGGATCGCAAAAATCTATATCTGGATGTCTTTCTATTAATTGTTCGATTGTAATTTCTTTAGGTTGATATCCACCTAACAGTTCGATGTATCTCATAATTAAACCTTGGTAATTTTAATTTTTCCACCATTGGTTTTACCGCCAGATTGTGTTACTGGACTTGTCGCATCTGGAGTTACGTATGATCCACCACCAGCGCCATAGAAACTCCAGTAAGAAGCAGCACCACCGCTATATCCACCGCCTCCGCCAGCGCCATTAGTACCGCCGCCGCCTCCGCCGCCGCCAAAACCACCAGGACCAGGACCAGGACCACCTACAGCACCACCAACGAATGAATTACCATACCATGATCCTTGACCTTGTTGTGATACACCACCACCGCCTCCAGCAGTGCCACCCCATCCACCTTGACCATTAGATCCACCACTACCCCATGCAGTGCTTCCACCAGTTGATGACGCGGATCCATTAAAAGGTCCAGGACCATTCATACCAGATGCAGATCCAGCACCGCCGCCGCCAGCAATAACTACTGCTGCATTATCTTCATCAATGATGCCAGTCATACCGCCACCACCAGAATCATAACAATTATTGCTGCCTTTTCTACCAACAACAATCTTATACATTTTACCGCCTTTCAATTGAACGGTTCCTTTTGCATATGCACCAGTTCCACCATTGGGACCCCAACAATTACTTCTACCACCTTGTGCTCCCCAGCATTCAATTGTATAGTTTCCTGTTTGAGGAGCCATCCATTCCCAAACGCCAGCATTTACACTCAGATATTCACTATTGTTCTTCCATCCATCATTGCCACTAATTCTTCCTGTCACATAGTTAAGATCTGGTCCATTCCTTGATTCGGTAGAAGATTCTTCAAACTCAAAACTTTGAAAATCATATCGAGCTGCTCCACCTCCACCAGTTCTCTCACCTAAAGCAACCGCCCATTCTGTACCATTCCAGAATTCTAGAACCTTATCATCATCATTAAAGATGAGCATCCCAAGTTCTGGGGGATTGCTAGAATCAAAATGTGCATCTCTTTGTGCAGCAGTAACTCTTGCAAAAATTAAATTGTTTGCAGGATTTGCTACATTGACCGTTAGTTTTGAAGTTGCTGACATTGCTATAATAATCCTACATTTTATTTAGACTATTTTTCCCCACTTGCCCAGAGGGCACTCGGTTCCTTTTATTTTAGTTTTGATATCCATGAAGCAACCACATTCTTTACATTGTCTTGTACTTGCTTTCCATCTATCACATGCTTGACAAATATTGAATCTCTCCAATTTTTGTTCTGGAGTAGCAAAAAAGAAATTGCCTCTATCTGCAAGATTTTTTTCTACTTCTGCATGAACAGTTTCAGGATCTAATGATTCCCAAGTTTGTACCCAATCACCATTATAAAGTCTATTGGGAGTTCCTTCTCTGAACGGTCCTTCTTCAGGAGGAGATGAAGAAATTAATGGATAAACATCATACTGCGCTAAAATTTTTTTATCTGGAATACCCTGCACCTTAGTATACACATTAACATCTGGGTATTCTTCAAAAAATTCTTCAATTGTATATCGGGTAGGTTCCCCATTTACCAATTTAATATATTCCATTTTATGCTATTTTTGTAATTGAAATACTTCCATCATTTGTTTTGGCATTGTTTTGGTTGTTAGGATTAGTTCCACCGTTGTATGATCCACCACCAGCAC